GAAGATATGTAACCAATCTCCTGTTACATCATTCTGTGCGGTTTTTTTAGTCATTTTTTAGCTCCGTTAATGCTTCGTTATCACCAAATGTTCCTTTAATAAATGAATTAAATGCAAGGCTTATTCTTATATCTTCTGCTACTACATTTTCTACACTATGTGTTAAGTTTGATGGAAACACTACGATATTGCCCGTCCCAACATTGACCCACCATGAATCTGAGTTCATAGCATCGTAGGTATCTGTAGCTAATTTAAGTTGCCTGTATTCATTCCTATAAAATGTGATCTTATCTTTAGTTAAGTCTGCAGATATATAAAATACCCCTGACATAAAACTATTTGGATGGTTATGTTTATGATGAAACCCACCCTTCTTCGTCCAACTGAGCCACGACTGAGTAACAAAAGCCGTGGCAGGGTATTTAGGTTTATATACTAGTCTAAGATATTCATTAAGCTGTTCAGTAACAAATTTATTTAAATCTAACATCTCAGGTTCATTAAGTATATAGTTGTTTTTAGATATTGCATTACCTGCATTGCGATTGGCAGATGTTAAATGACTTTCTATATAAACAAGTTCTTCTTTAGTAAATTCCCTGTCAATCCTATTAAGCATAACAGGAGTGGGAAATAGCAATCCAAAGTTTGGCTCATTCATAATTATTTTTATTTTCTTTTATGAAAAGGACATTGTTTATCTTTAAGCTTTCTAGTTTGATTATAATTATTACTATATGACGGTATAAAAGTTATCTTGTCAAATTCTTCGCGAGTTATTGCATGATATTTAAGTTGAATTTTTTTATCGGTTAAAGGAATTATGTGATAAATAGGGTCGTTTAGTTTAAAACTTATTTGTTGCTTTTTATACTCCATCATTATATTAACATTTACAGCATGTTGATACTTAAAATCAACAACTCCTGACATAATGCTATATGGTTTTGTTGGAGGGTAATTCCAATAAGGTTCTGTCATTAAAAAATTAATATCTTTTGAGCATTTTAATCTCCATGGAGATTTTATTTTAGTCTGTATATACATACTTGGGTTGGCATAAGCTTCCCACTGCTCAGGACCATGCCATTCCAATTCGGATATGAGGTCAGCAAATACATATCTATATCCATGCTCGTCTATTTGTATTTCTAAATCGGACCATAAAGGCATTATAAATCCTTGGCCATAATAATGTATTAATCCAGTACATTTTTTAAGAGTAGGTCGTTGTATCTCAATACCATTTTGATTTTTGGTGAAATAGGGTTTTGCGTTATCCCACCACTTAGGATAAAATTTACTGGCATGATCTATAGGACAATGATCAATTAGGTTATAGTTGTCTGTAAAACAATCTACCACTATTGTTGGACGTTTAAAAAAGAAAAACATTTTAATTCCCTTTAGTATTTGTGTATTTATTACATACGGTTGTTTTCATAATTACTCTTTATATCAACTAATATATCTTCAAATTTTAACTTGTGTTTTTCTTTAGCAAACTCAATACTTAATAAATATCTTGTCGTTTCAAAATTATACACCGTATGTTCTACTTGCGTGTTAAATAAATAATACGTCATAGGTTTATAAGGAAGTTCTTCTATCTTAAATACTTCTTCGTCTCTATCAAGGGCAAATATACAAAAACTTCTTGACTGTGGAGTTAGTAACATATTAATACCAACGCCACGCCTTGTGTCTTTATGCCAATCGTAGCAAACATATGGGTCTAATTTAAGAATACCTGCAATAAAATCATATCGTCTAACTAACCATTTAAAAAACTCATCTTTAAATAATACTTCGGGAGGTACTAACTTAGCTTTGAAATTAAAATAATCTATCCACTCGGTGGAGTTATGGGCAACGTCAAGAAGACCTTGTGTTATCGTAGATTTATTTAATAACTCATAGTAAGGTTTCATTAGCAGTCTCCATAGCTTTTTCCATATTTAGCCTCACAAGCAATTGGTAAGTCTTGTCCCCAACTAGGAGGTGTTGACATTATATTAATAATGAAATTCATAGCAGTGTCTATTTCTTGAGTAGGGGCAACGCAAACAATCGCATCATGCACCGTTAGTACAGGCTTATACTTTTCGTTAATTGCTATCATTTGCTCACCTATGATAATTCTTGCTAATGCTTGCACTACATTTTCTACAACTGAACCGCCCCATATAGATATATAACCTTTACGAGATTTGTATACATATTTATTTTTACCATCTTCTTTTTCAACTTTAAGCTCTGGGTATTTAATATATAATCCGTTAGGTAATTGAATTCCTTCTTGAGTTACAAGTAAACATTTATGTTCACCTAGATAATAAGGTTTTGATTTATCATTCCAGTGCACTATATCTTTTAAAGCTTTGTCACACGCTTCCCATAACTTAATTACTTTGTTATTAACTTTTCTGTAAACTTTAACAATTCTTTCACACTCTTGGTCATCTAAGACAGCGCCAGGAGGTTGAGTCTTTAATGTATGTTGTAGCTTACTCCACCCAGTCCCGTAGCCTAAACCTAGTGTGCAAGTCTTTCCTACAAATCGTTCTGTAGCGTCGGCTTTAGTAATAGGTCTATCGTATACGGTTGATGCAAACTCGCAATAAACATCTCGCCCTTCTCTATACCAATCAACAACGTCGGTCTGCCCTGCTAACCATACAAGTATCCTAGCTTCAATTTGAGATGAGTCACAGTTAATTACTACGCTACCTAGCGGTGCTTCTACTGCATTCTTTAATGCTTTCTTTTTCTTGTCCCTTGAAGGCAAGTTTTGGAAGTTTACTTTTTCTGACCCTGCCCATCGCCCTGTATGAGCACCATAATACTTTAGCGGTATAGGAAGCTTACCCTTATTACGAGATGCGGTATTTAAGAATCTTTCTATACGTGATTCTTCTATAGTTGATTTGGTACCTAAACGAACAGCACATAGTTCTTGAATAAATGAGTCTTCATGTTCTGTTAATGCTATAAAACCCTCATCATTTTTAGCTAACGCAAATGTTTCTTTGCCTGTTGTAACAGATATTTTTAGTGGAGGTTCTACACCAAACTCCTTTAGTAGTTCAGCAAATTTTTTATTAGAAGCTAATCTTTTACGAACACATTCAGCCGTATCACAATTTAATCTTTCCATTAATGCGCTTAATAATTCATCTTTTTCTTTTTGTATATCTTCTAATCTACTTGACAAAAGTGCGTCGTCTAAACACAATCTTGGTTGAGTATACATACGGATAGTAATATCAATTAGCTTTAGTTCGTTCGCTGGAAAGTCTTGAGCTAATACATTGTAGAGTTTATAGGTGAGGTTCACATCGTTCTTACAATACTCACCGTATTGTTTTAAATCTTCTGCGGTAAAATCTTCTACTCGTTTACCTTTAGCATCGACAACTTCTGTACCTTTTTTACCTAACTGATACCGTTCAACAAGAGCCGCAAGAGAGCCACCCACATCCACACCATGCTTAGCACGAGCCATGCCAAGAGTATCAAGATAAATAAATGGAACAATGTTAAAAATAAACGAGAGAATAGCGCCATCGAATTGTGTATTATGACAAAGTAAGATGGCTTCGTTCCAATCAATCTCCATAAGTTTAGTTTTAATATGGTTATGTGTGCCTGTAATAAATTCAGTTTCTTGGTCGTCAATTTTGATACCCACTCCGATAACTTGGAAACGTTCATCGCGTATGTATTCCTCTGTGGTTAGGTTTGATAGACTAAAACCCTGTTCGTAAAAGGTTTCAAAGTCAAGTGTAATTAGATTCATATTGATTTATACCATACTGGTACAGTATATCTATTCCCTTTAGTTATTTTATTTACTCCGTGCAATAAAGTATTGCCTTCAAATGTAACTATTTTTCCCGTTGCAGGGGTTATTTTCATGCCATCTACAAAAGTTTCTCCGCCTTCATAATCATCATTTAAATATATAACAGATGTATATGTATGGTAATCAAAATCGTAATGAGTTTCCATATCTAGCCCTTGTTTCCATCTAACTATTTCTAGATAATTAACGTATGCATCTTTGTCAATATTTTGTATGTGATGAGATATTCTTGCATGCAACTTTTTAATGAAATTAGATTCAATATTATCATCAGACTTTGAAACTTCTGAAATAATACCTAACACTTCAGTGCCATTATGATTTTTTCCGTGCATAGCATAGTAATAACTATGTATGTGTATTAATAGCTGACATTCTTGAGGTGTTAAGAAATCTACCTGTATAATTGGTGGGCTACTCACGGTTTATATAATTGCAAAAATACCATCACGAATTTAAACATATAAATAAAGTGCTTTCGCCCATATTCTTTTATAAGGTTGATAATAGTAACAGAATAGCTACCACTATGGCAAACATTATTTTGCTATTTAGGTCTTCTTTCTTTTCAAATTCATCTCGTACATATGGTGCACCCCACGCCTCTCTTGCACTACGTGGTGTA